GCGATCGCTAATACCATATCTTTGTGATATTAGTACTCTCTCGACAATTTTGTCTAGTACCCTTCGTTAAGGAGGATGATAAAGCTCATTACTTTACCATATCTTAACATTTTTAAAAATACATAATATTAAATAAATTTTATTAATTAATTTATTAAATAGCCAGTCATCAGGCGAGTGATGTCTGACAATCAGCTTCTGATTGTTTAAAAAAGAAAGGTAGCATTTCATAAGATGGTAGAACCAGATATGAAATTATTTTAAAGGGTCGCGCCAGTTTTTTAACAAATAGCCATTATAAAGAAAATGTATGCTTGAAGACAAATAACATAGTGAAAATCTATATCTTTTTCTAGCTTTTATTGGTGCTAAAATCCCAGTAAGTTTGTATATATGTAAATTTTGAATATTTTTATAAACAATTTCTTTTCTTTTTAAAATTAAATAAAATAAAATACGTCAGTCTTGAGACTAGTCAAGTCCGGTATATGGTCTCTTTATACTTCAAAAAGACAAGTTAATAAATATAGTGGAAACGAGTTATTGGGCCTCTGAGTTAACAATTTGAAATCATAATTTTGTTAAACAGGCTTCCTCATACACTGCCACAAATCTATATTTAGAAACAGGGATATCTAATATGGAGTAGAACTCACATTTAGATTAAACATTTGGGTTGTGCCTATCAATTGATGAATAGCTATTTTTAAAAAAATTACTTCATGGATAATTTAAAGAAAAACAACAGCGAGAATCTGTATCTTTCTCAGGCTCAGACAGTGCCTTATACCTATCTTAATTTTGCAAGTGAAATGGATAAAGAGAAAATGGTGTTGAGGATATTAAGTACTCACAAATATTTATACGTAGATGTATACAAAAAAGAAGTAACGAGAATATGTAAAAACGATTTTTCGCGTAGAGATAATGCGTGTTTAGTGTTTAAAGGTTTTCTGGTCAAATATAAAGGAAAACGCGCAGACGCTCGTGCTATGTTGTGTAATAATTGGAAACAATTTAATTTCCAACAGGAAGGATTGAAAGAAACATTGAAAAAAGCCAAGGATCAGTTTGGAGATTTTTGTGATGGATTAAACGCGATTTTTTCCACAATAGTAAAAGTGGGACAGACGAGACAGTTTGTTAACGCAGCTTACGACGATTTAATTAACAATTATGTGCAACCAATCAATGACAGCAGCATAGTTGATTTATTAAAAGCTTACGGCTTTAAATTTATCAAGTTATTAGCTTCTATTTATAATCTATATAAAGAAGGTCAGAATAATTTGTTGGATTACGCTATGGTTTGTATATCATTATTGGATATTTTAACCCCTGGGGGTATACCTTCCTTCAAAAAAGAGTCGTTAGACACACTTTTATTAGCTGGCGTGAGTGCTATGCTTCCGTCACAAATATTTGGTATATTAAAGAAATTACACACATTAACAGGTAGAAAAGTATTAGATGATTCCAGTATTTTATTGGATTTTTTATCATCGGTCTCAAGTTTGTTAGAGAGCGTTATTGGGTTTTTGCCTGATACTTTGAGCGTTTATTTGAGAAAGCTTTTAGCCATTTTTGGCTTAAGTGAATACATATATATCCAGAAGGCTAAAAACCTAATGGAAATATGGGAACATGATAAGAAAATAATGCTAAACACAGACTTTAGGAGTAAAGTTAAGAAGTTAACAGAGGAAATTAAAGCTTTGGATTTAAAAAAATTTTTCCATAGAAGTAAACCTTTAGGAGATTTGGCAAGTGATTTCGAAAGATTAGCTAAGAGTGTAAAGTCATACGAAGAAACATCGAGAACAGAACCTTGTTGTTTTATTTTTGAAGGACCAGCTGGTTGTCGAAAATCGGTTATGATGAATAAAGTAGTGGCTTCTTTAGGGCTTAGCCATTACGCACACATCGTAAAATGTTCAGAAGACGGTAAGGATTGGTATGATTCTTATAACAATGAAACAGTATTCTATATGGACGATGTAGGTCAAATGGGTAAATCACAATGGAGAAATCTAATAAATTGGGTTTCTTCTGTTAAACTACCCTTGGATTGTGCAGAAGCTAAATTGAAAGATACTAAGTATTTTAATAGCGACATTATTTTGCTAACAACTAATAATTTCAAAGATTTACAGGGTTTCACTTCTAAAGATTGCATTGAAACACCAGAAGCCTTGTGGAGAAGAGGATTAGTTTTTGATTTTTCGCAAGTTCAAGGACAAGGAAGTAATATAATAGGCACAGCCTCTTTCAAATATTATGATTTAAAACAAAAAAATTTTGTGTTAGGATTTCCAGAGGATTTCTTGGAATTCTTAAGAGAGAAGGAAGTTATTTTGGACCCAGTACATTGCGTGCAAACACAAAATGATTTTATTGTTTGGTTAAACACAATTATTTTGGGCATTAAACAGATGAAACAAAACCAAATGAATAACAACACATTAGAACCAACTGACATAGAAATGATAAGGGTTAATAATCCCTTTAGCGCTCAAGTAATTAAGACTACTTTTAAAGTAGCAAAGGATAGTTTAAATAGCTTAATTAGTAATTTCGGGGAATATGCCAATTTTTGTTTGGAGATAGCCAGTGAATATATGATAGATGCTTTACGAATGTTACAAACTAATAGCGCTTTGGCCATGGCTGGTTTAGCGTTATCAACCCTTTTCGTTGGGTTTTTGTTTAAATTTAAACAGAGTTTTGAAAGCGAAGGAAATATACAGACTAATATAGCTACGAAAACAAATAGCGAATTGTTGGATAGTTTTACCAAGATAGACTTGGAAAACGCACACAGTTTATTACCTAAAGTAGCTTCTCAGATGCACGAAATATCAGTTACATACCAGGAGAAAGAAGAAATAATTAGAGCATCTTGTCATGGTTTAGTTTCAGAAAGATTAATTCTATTACCTTATCACTTGATAGCTGATAGAACTGTACAAATTACGATCTACAAAGGCTCCAAAGAATTTAATCATAGATTAGTTGACCACAGCCCAGTTGAAGTGAAATACATAAACGTAGTGAATGACGTAGCGGTTGTGAGTTTGAGTGAAGGGTTTCCGACTCCTTTTCCAAAGTTAGCAAATTGTTTTAAACCAGTAAATGATAAAGTTATAGGATTAGTTTTCCCTAATAAAATATTGAAATTAGAAGGAATTATAAGACAAGCTCCGGCACAACCTCTGATATACCCAATTACGGATTATTTAAACAATGAAATTAAAGATCCTTTAGTTTATAAAGGGTTACATTACAACGGAATGTGTGGAACAGTTTTAATTTCAGATAAGGGGCATATTAAAGGTATGCATGTAGCAGGTTCTGATGACTTAGATTTAGGAGCTTCCTTGTATTGGTCAGAAAGTTGTAGAAATGATTTGTTTGAAGTATTTTCACTGCAAGATAAAGGTTTAAAGATACAAGCTCCTATAAGCGACAGAATTTTAGAAAATACGAGTGGTATTAAGTTGGACACAGGCTTAGCTATGTTCACACCAAAGAATAGCAATTTTGTCAAATCACCGTTATATGATTTGTTTGAGAATACAAGAAAACCAGCTAATTTGAGCGTATATGGACCTCATACAGTGAAAGACATAGCTAAAGCGGCTAGAACACCAATTGGATACGTTATTGAAGACGAACTTGAATTTGCAGCTGATGTTATTTCACAGTATTTCGAAGACTTTGATAATTTAACAGAGAAAGAGATAGTTTTAGGCGATGAGTTGCTCGCTAGAGTGAATAAAAAATCCTCCAATGGAATATTTCCAATAAAAACCAAGGAAGAGTGTTTTGATTATGAAAGTGGTACTATGAAGCCAGAATTTAAACAAATATATGAAGAATTTGAAAAGAAAATGGCAACAGGAGATGTAAGTCCAAGTGATATAGCATGGTTTGAAACCGGAAAAGATGAACTTAGAAATAACGAAAAGAAAGAACCTCGAACTTTTAGAGTAAGTCCAGTAACAATGCAAGTTTTAACAAAGAAATGCTTTGGGAACATGGTAAAGAAAATAGTAACAGATAGATGGTTCAACGAAATTATGATAGGTATTAATCCCTTTACTGAATGGAAACAATTGTATGCAGCTATAAACCACGGGAGAGAGTGGGGTGGAGATATTGGAAAATATGACAAGAACATGCGAGTCCAAGTGCAACTGATGGTTGCAAAAGTCATATTAAGCTTTTATAAAGGAGAAAACCAACAAGAAGCAAAGAATATTTTGTACAATATTGCATATTCTTTGGTGGTCGTTAATGACGACACATTTATTTTAACACACTCTTTACCAAGTGGATGTTGGTTAACTGCCATATTTAATAGCTTAGTGAACAGAGTCTACACAGCCATGTGGTATTACAGAGAAATGAAAGCCAACGGACAAAAACCCAAGTGGTCTAATTTTCACAAAGATCTTGCTGACCCAGTTTATGGAGATGATAGACTGAACAGTTGTAAAAATATCAATTATGCACATTTTTTGAATGCCATGACAATGAAGAATTTTTTCGAATCGATGGGAATGGAGATGACAGATTCAATGAAAGGTGTAATTGACACGCCTTTTCAGCCAATAGAACAAATAACTTTTTTGAAAAGATCATTTGTGTATCATCCATCTTTGGGACAAATAACTTGCCCTTTAGATTTAAGAACAGTGTATAGCACTTTGTCGTGGATTGATGGAAAGAAAGAAGATCAAGAAGGCGTTTTAGATGATAAAATAAATGCTTTTCAAAGAGAAATATTCTTGCATTATGAGAAAAGGAAGAGAGATATTCTTAAGTTGAGACTCTTCTGTGAAGAGAAAGGTATTCCTTTTAGGGAATTGCCAGAGTCTTATTTGAAGAATTTGTATTTGCAAGGAATTTTTGATGAACAGTATAACTTGGAACACGGATTGTTGTGTTCGTTTAAAGCAAAATAATGATGATTCTAAAGAAGAATCAGGGTAATTAAAAGATCACCTTATAATAGTGATGTTCGTAGCTAGGGATGCTTTTAATTACTTTTAAAATAACGAGCGTTTCCGTTTTGTAAATATAGTAATAATTTTCAACTCAGAATTAAAACCAAAAACTTTACTACAGTAGAAAAAATATCAGAAAACTTTTTTACATCTTTAAGAACAAAAGATGTGGTAGAAATACCTACTATTTATAATAAACAACCAAAAAACACTTCTATACCGGAAATTATGAAAATGAATTATGATCAAATTTTAGATAAACCTTTTTTAGTGACAACTGTTGATTGGACGACTTCAAACGTGGCATTTACAGAATTATGGAGATTACCATTTCCTTCTTCTATTATGTCTAATTCTTTAGCAGCTGTTCCTTTTAATGCTTCCACATTTTTTAATGCTAGAATGTGTATGATGCTTCAGGTATCAGGTACACCCATGCACCAGGGTTTATTGTTAGTTGCAGCTGTTCCGCACGGAACTCCAAGAATTGATGATCCAAATCAAATTTTATCAGCACCTCATGTGTTTCTAAATGCTACTGAATCAACATCAGTTTGTTTGGAGTGTCCCATGTATACTCCATGTACTACTTATAGGACTTATGACGCTGGAGCTGTTCCAGTTAATCAGGGTTTTCAGCCAAGTTATTACGGTCCAGATGTATTTGATTTAGTTTTTTACGTAATGAACACTTTAGCTGCTGCTTCTGGATCTTCTACGACTGTTTCTATATCAGTTCACAATATTTTTAAGGAGGCCAATTTTTATGTACCAAAAGTAGGTAATATGGCATGGCAGGCACAATCAAAGAAAGAAAAAAGTAAAAATTTTTTAGACACTTTATGGCGCATGCCAACTACTATAATGGACGACGCAGCATCTGGTTTGAAATCAGTAGCAGGGGATATAATAGATTATACACGATCATGGGCTAGAGTATTAACAGGATTTCATAACCCTAATATCCCGCACACAGACGGTAAACAAATAATATCTTATAGAAATTTTCCTAATAATGTAGACATACCTGTTAGATTAGAGGTATTAGATAACCATGCTTTGTATAGTAGGATATATGATGATTATTATTTTAGAACAGACCAAGATGAAATGGATTTGAGGTTTTTGTTATCAAAACCTGTTTTTGTGGGCAAGTTTAATGTTCTTTCCACTAATGTAGCAGGGAAAAATTTATTTGCCTATCCTATGACTCCTATGGTGGAAGCTTTGGTTTCACCTCCTATATCCAAGATAGATTTTTATTCACCAATGAGAACCTTATATGAAGTTTCTAGATTTTGGAGAGGATCTTTGAAACTACATATACAAGCCGTTTGTACCAATTTTCATTTTTGCAAAATAGTAGTTTTGAAACAATATGCACAATCAGCGGTTGCTTTAGCTACCTTAGGTAGCTTTGTACCGCAGTACAATAACATACATAATTTAAATACAGATACTTTGGAATTTTCTGCTGGCGGGCAGATTCACACCATAGATTTACCATTTTGTAGTAATTTAAACCAATTAGAATGTACTAAAGATTATATGGCCAATGTGGTTTCACATGGTGTCGTTTATGGTTATTTAGTTCAACCTTTAACATATAATTCAAATGTACCGACAACAATATCTTTTAATGTATATATATCTGGTGGAGATGATTTAGAGTTTAGTGGTTACTCAACCGATAATTATAGAACTTTCAAGGGTACTGAACCGTCATACCCTGGTGTACCTAATTTTGCGGCACAAGAAAAAGGAATTTACGAGATAAGTAAAGATGGTTCACATACAGGGCGTATACTAATGAATGACCAACTTAAAAAAGAAACAATCGAAAACAGGAAAATTAATTTTCAAGTTAAGAAAGAAGACATAATAATAGAAACGAACGATTCATGGGAAGAGCTAGCTGAGATAGTTAGTGTCCCGCCTTTAGAACTGGCTGTTTTGAACGACTCAGTTAGTGCATGTAAAGCAGATACGTGTAAAAATGCATTTGCTGCTAATTTGAAAAGTATAAAGAGACCAGTAAAAGGCCAGCGACTTAAGTGGAAAAAAGAGTCCACTGAAGAAGCAACCAGTATACACGCTTTAGTTGAACCTAGTACCCAAATTCCTTTATTAAATAAGAAAAAAGAAGAGACGGATAAAACAATGATGTCTTTTAGACCTAATACATCTGTTAGAGATTATTTAAGAATAATGTATCCACAGACCACTCTCACTTACGTACCATCAGCGGTAAGAGGGGTTTTTGCTGTCTCTTTATCTAATTTTTTCCAAGTAGATACTCAAGATGCGGATGCGTTTTTAATGCTCACATCATTGTATTTGGGGTTATCGGGTGGATTAAAATTTAAAGTAAAAATTATGGGTGCAACTTGTGCCAGCGTAATGTACGCTCCACCTAGTACGTACGTAGTTAATGCGTCCGTACTAAGAGTATTACCAACTACTTCTTACGTTCCTATAGACACTTCGTTGAATGCCAATTTTTTAGATCAATCAACGTTTGTGCCTTTAATTAAGAGTTTTACAGCTCCTCAAGTAGAGATGCAAGACTACACAAGACCTTTTGGAGCGTCTATAAACACCACTAATATAAAACCATCAACAACTTTTGAACTAGAATTTGCTATACCAAATATGAATATGAATAACTTCGTAGGGAATGCTTATAAATGGGCGAATGGAAGAGATGTAGAAAACGATATGGGTACTCTCTATTTTTCAATAGAAGCAGCCTCAGATGGTGTCACATTTAATAACGTGTCACTAATACCTTTTATAGCTTTGAACGACGAAGCTCGATTAGGATTTCAAGTTTATTGCCCTAGAAAAACAATAGCTAGAACCACCAGCACTGATTTTCCTTCAAGATCAGTGCGATCCAGTATATATCATACTGAACCCATAGCAGGTACAATGCCTCCTGCTATACCATTAAGTAGTTTAACTACCGCCAGTTACTACTTTAATTCAAC